CTCGCACTGAAGAACATCGGTGCGTTGGTCAATCGAGCGTTAACGCTATGCAACAGCTTATGCACGAAACCGGTGCAAAAATCTATAAAGTCTGGCATACAAATGGCGCTGGCTGCGAATTTTGCCAAGCCATGAATGGAAAAAAGGAACTCGTGACCAATTCATTCCTCGTGAGGGGCGATAAGCTGGAGGGCGCTGATGGCGGCACGTTTTTGAACGACTTTGCCGATATTGATTCTGCCAATATGCATCCAAACTGCGGCTGCTATATTCAATACGAGGTAGCGTCATGAAGATAACCTGTAAATATTGCGGCCGTTATTTGATGGATGCTAAAGGCACAACTATCATCGAGGGTTTGATTTGTACAAACAGCAAATGCAAGGCAAAACTGAACATCAAGGTGGTGACGCCGAATTCTTCGCAAAAAGAAATCCGGCACAAGTTTACTGCGCCGGAAGTACCGCCAAAGACGACTAATCGGAAGTAGCGGCTTTTTTGCCGATTAGCGACCTGATGCCGCAGAAAATAAGACGGTAAAACAGCCAGTAATACGTTTGATACATTACCCAGAAAAAGGCAATAAACATGTAGTAAAACAATACGTAGAAGACACCGATATACCAGTATTTTCTAACAAATCTCGATGTAGCTGCGCCTAAAACGAAGCTGGGTGCGTGCATTTTCATAATGTGTGCATTATATCATAATTTCGCCTGCCACACCACACCCTATCATAATCAGGCTTGACGAAAGCAATGCTCAAATGAGCGCTGTCGGCAAGAAATATCAAAGCTTAAAGGAAGATTATGGTAAAACAAGCTAAATCAAAGATTGTTTCGTTCAGCAGCGCCATCAAGTCGAAAGAAATTGACGGCGAGCGGCGTATTGTCTTTGTGGCGAGTTCGGCTAGTGTCGATAGACACTACGAGCAGGTCAATGTTGCTAGCTTGCGGCTGCCTCTCAAGGGCGGTGGCGAGATTATCGTTGGGGCGATTCCAGAAGAGGGTATCAGCGAGATTATCGACATCCCGCTAATGTTAAACCATTCTGGCGACGTTCGCGACGTGATCGGCTCTGTTCGGCGCGCTTATTTTAGCAACGGCGAGCTGGTTTTTGAGGCTGGCATTAGCAGCCGAGAAATCGCACAGGATATGTTGACGCTGATTGACGAAGGCCATTTATCCAATGCATTTAGCATTACGATGATTGACTACGATTTTAATTTTGAAGCGGAAACTATCAGTAACGCTGAGGTTATCGAGGTGTCGCTGGTTTACCGCGGCAGCAACAAAGACGCGCGGATTATTGCCATTAAATCCATTGTAGGAGACAAGAAAATGCCTGAAGCTAAATCAAAGCAGAATGACACTTTCGGTACAGCTACCGGTGATGGTATCGACCACAACGAGCAGCCAGCTGAAAATGTAGACAACACAGACAGTACACCTGTCGAAACAACTGAAAACGAAGCGCCTGAGCAGCCAGGGGCGCCAGCGGAAACGCAAAACTCGGAGGAGGGCGAAGATACGCCAACCGGTGAAGAGACTGACAGTGACACTACTAACCAAACAACCGAAGAGGGAGACAATGCAATGAACAAATCAATTGCAACCGACAGCGTCGTTAAAAAAGCGGCGCAGCCTGTTCAAGCACCGCGAGCGACTGACGGCTACCTGAAGTCAAAAGCAGCGTTGCTTGCTTTCAGGGACATCATTAAGAAAAACCACCGCGGCAGCACTGAGCAGATTATGAGCGAGTGGGGCGCGCACCTGAAGAGCAAGGGTGTCACCGGCGACGCAATCCTGCCAGCTGAAATCGAGAGCATCTTTTTCAAGGCGTGGATTGACAATCCGGGAATCCTCGGCACGTTCCGCCATGTTGGCGCTCGAGGTGGCAGCCTGTATGCAATGGGTACTGACGACACGGCACTCGGACATCAGAAAGGCGAGAAAAAGAAAGAGCAGACACTCAAGAGTCTTCGCCGCGATATCAAAGGCAAAGCTATCTACAAGCGGCTTGATATCGATTTGCAGGATATCTTTGACGATTCAACTGGCGAACTGTTGAAGTTCCGCGTTGAAGAGCTGGCCGATCGCGTAGCAAATGCTATCGTCGTTGGCGCGCTGTTGACTGCAGGTACTGGCAAAGACGCAACCCTCGAGGGCACTCGCGGTCTGTATCCAGTTGTAGCTGATGCAGGCGACGCGAGCGGCTATGGCAGCAAAGTCGTTACCAAGGTTGACGCGGCAAGCAAGACGGAATACGAAATCGGCGTTGAGGTGGTTGAATCTATTAAAGATAAAAACAACCAAGGCAAAATCTTGATTGTTCCAGAGGGCTTCCGCCGTAAAATCCGCTTGATGAAAGATTCAAACGGTAACATCATGTTTGCCAAGGTCAAGTTAGAAGAGTTGTTTGAAGTCAAGGCTGTTTACGAGCTGCCAGAGCTGAATAGCTTTAATAGCGGCAAAGTGAAAGCTATCGCCTACGTTGACCAAGCCTATGTGACTATGGGCGAGAACAATGCGACAGTGCGCACTGACTTTGACCTCGATTACAACCAAGACGTGATGTTGACTGAACGCTACATCGGCGGCTCGGCACAAGGTTACAAAACATTCGCAGTTGCGATGGAAGCCTAACTTTAGGAGAGGGGAGCGATTGAGATGGCAAAACTTGATGAAGACAAGGTAGCGGCATTACTCGGCCGCTCCCTTTCTCCTATTGAAAAAGACAACTTCAAGTTATATCTGGATATTGCGAAGACACGACTCGAGGGGCTGCTATGCCGCGAGCTCGATGATATCGATCCGCTGCCAAACGATTTGGCGTTGGTATGGGCACGATTCTTCGGCAATATTACCGACGAGGCTAAGGCGCAGGGCGGCATATCATCAAAGCGTGTTGAAGACTTTTCGATTACTTATCGGGAGGGCTACAACCCTACTAAGGAATTGATGAAGTTAAACGCTGGCATCATCGCCAAATATAGGGCGTGCGGCGGTATCCGCCACGGCAAAGTGATGCCGGTAAATAGCGGAGGGCTAAATCTCGATGACCGTGTTTGATGTGTTCACTGAAGTGACGTACAACTACCTGAAGATTAATCGGGGTGTCGTGCAGGGTAACACAATCGCTGAGCGAATCGCACATTCTGGAGTGTTCAAACTGAAATCTGGCATGGTTAGCAGCCAGAATCAGGAGACGCACGAATCAAGTGCTACGCTACATGTGCACCCCGAGGACATAGACACCAACGGCGAGATTGTTGGTGACGGCATCGAGTGCGGCGGTAAGTTTTACACGATAGTCGGTGTTACTGAGGGCAAAAACTTTGATACTGGTGCTGTCGAGCACTACACGCTGACGTTAGAGAGGGCTGAATATGGCAGTTAAAGTTAAAATCAGCAAAGTTAATGGCGGCGTGCAGGCGTTCAAGACAGTACAAAAAGAAAACATTAAAAATGCCAAGCGAGCGATGGGCGACGCCATTCTCGGACGGGCTACCATGATAGCGCCAAAACTCACCGGCGCGCTTCGTAGCGATGGACGAGTTGAAACTGTCGATACAGCCGTTCAGGTGACGTTTGGCGATGGCCGAGTACCGTATGCACGGCGGCGGCACTTTGAAAACTCAAAAAACCCGCAGACCACGAACTATCTCAAAAAAGCAGGCGATAGCGTGGCTAAAGAAGGCATTAAAAATTGGATGAAAGGTACGCGATGATCACCTTATCACTACTGAAGTACTTGGAAGATAACGGGTTTGGCAAAATTGACAAAGACTTGTTTTTTCAGAAGCTAGCTCTTGGCCGCAAGGGTGTCTATATCGCGAATGTAGGCAACCAGCAGCTGAGAGGCGAACGTCGTGCACAGAGCTACGAGCTGTATAGCCGCGGAACCGACGACGTTGACGGCTATAAGCGGCTGAGCAAGATTGTCGATTTTCTAAATAACTCGTATGGAGTATGCGGACTGCCGGCAGTTCCACCGGCGACCGACAAAGGTTATCGGAACGTGGCAATTATGCCAGTGTCCACGATAACCAGCGTGGGAGAGGACGATAACGGTATTGTTATCTATTCAGCCACTGGAACGATTTATTACTAACTAAATGGAGGAAACACCATGAACACTGAAAAGTTACTCGCTGGAAAGTGGGAAATGACTGTCGGCAAAGTGCTGTTCCCAGCAGAACTGCTAGGCGATATCACCGTGAACTATGGCGAGGGTACGCTTGAAGCTGAAACGCAGGCAGGAACGCGCAAACAACCATCCGGCAAAGCGTCTGACGCAGAAATAACATTTACGTTATTCTTGCCATCGCTTGACTACGTGAAAAAGGCGTTTGACGTAGCTGACACTGACCCGATGATTTTCGGCGGCGGGAATTGCAAGGGCAGTACGCCGCAGCCGATCCATATTCATCAGCTCTGCGCTGGCAAGGACGCTAAAGACGACTTTCACGTTTACGCTGGGCTGATTGAACGGAAGTTCAATCCGACGCTGTCAACCAGCGACGCTGCGCAGATTGAGCTGACGGTTCAGATGCAGCCGACAACTGACGGCTACCTGCTGCTCGGTTATCCAGACCCGAAGACGCCGCAGTACTGGGACGCTTCGGAGTTGAAGTGGAAAGCAAAGCCGGCATCGCCGTGATCCAAACGGTAAACCACGAAACACCTCGAGAAATCGGGGTGTTTTTATTGCCACACCAGAGGTAACCATAATCTGGCTTAGAACATAAACGAAAGGATGTCGCATGAGCGAAATTGAAATATCAACCAAGGGATTAATCCGCGAGGTTAAGGCAAAAATCGACGGACACGTCTATACCGTCCGCAAATTAGGCGCGGGTACACAGCTGGATATTCAGCGGAAAACCACAAAAATGAGCACGATATCAAAAAAGGCTTTCAATCTGAAAAGCCGATTTGAGGCGGCAAAAAAGACTAAAGGCGGCGATACCAAAGAAACGCTGGCAATGGTCGATGAGCTAGACAGATTGATGGTCGAGATGAATGACACGCAAGAATCATTAGCGCGAAGCTGGATGAAACTATTTGACGATGGCACTGACGATCAGAGATTCACAAAAGAACTACTGGAAAGATACGGTACAGCCGGACTACAAAAACTAAATGCTCGAGCGTTCGATTCTGGCGATGAAGCTGAGGAGGAATCCGATGATTAACCTGCTGGATTTGATGTCTGAAGAAGACAAGAGCAAGGCGCTGGCTCGCTTTAAGCGGCGTATGGAGCGTTCTGACAAGTTTGATAACCGTATTTCAAACGAAGTCTATATTGTTGCCGAGTTTGGCTATTATTTCGGCTGGGAGGGTATCAGGGCGATTCGTAATGACGAAATTACGCTAGCAGAGGCTAACGCTTTGCTGGAGGGTGCGCGCAAAGTTTGGTATGCAAAGCTGGTTGAGCAGGCTCGTGCCGGTCAAATCAGCACTGGCAGTGTCTTCTCAAAACACCCGAACGATTCGTTCAAAAAAGGCATCAAGCCTTTCGCCAAGAGGAGTGAACCGTAGTCATGGCGATGGGCGGCAACACCACCGTTGGCAAGATTAGCTATATCGTCGATGTCAACACTGATGACCTTGACAAGGGCTTGGATAGGGCCGAGAAAAAGGTCAATTCGTCCGGCGGTAAGGTCGGCGGTGGTTTTGCTGCTATCGGAAAAGCAGCAGCAGTTGGATTGGCTGCGGCTGGTACTGCTGTTGCTGGATTGGCGACGGCAGCAGTTAAGGGATACGCAGATTATGAGCAGTTAGCCGGCGGCGTAGAGACGCTGTTCAAGCAGTCAAGCGATACGGTGTTGGAGTACGCCAACAACGCCTACAAGACAGCTGGACTGTCGGCGAATCAGTATATGGACACAGTAACCAGCTTCTCGGCGTCGCTGTTGCAAGGACTTGGCGGTAATACTGAGGCGGCCGCTAAATATGCCGACATGGCGGTTACTGACATGGCTGACAACGCCAACAAGATGGGTACAAGCATGTCGATGATTCAGGATGCCTACCAGGGCTTCGCAAAAGACAACTATACTATGCTCGACAACCTGAAGCTTGGCTATGGCGGTACGCAAAGCGAGATGGCGCGCCTTATCAACGACAGCGGTGTGATGGGCGATTCATTCAAAGCCACGGCGGAGAATGTCAAGGATATTCCGTTCGATAAGCTGATTGAGGGTATCCATAAAACGCAGGAACGCATGGGTATTACTGGCACGACCGCCAAGGAAGCCAGCGAGACCATCAGTGGCAGCTTTACGACGATGAAGTCGGCGTGGGACAACCTGGTTGCCGGCATCAGCAACGAAGATTTGGATTTTGACAAGCTAATTGATGATTTCGTCAAATCAATTGGCACATTTGGCAAAAATGTCATACCGACATTCAGAAAGGCACTGGGCGGTATCGTTATGCTGGTTGAAGAGCTAGCGCCGCTACTCATCGAGCAAATCCCGATATTATTTAATGAGCTATTTCCGAGCATATTATCAGCAGCTGTACAGCTAACCCTACAGCTTGTGGCGATGTTGCCGCAGTTGATTCAAACGATATTTAACGCATTAGTTCAAGTGTTGCCAACTCTAATACAGGCGCTGGTGCAGCTTTTGCCGCAAATCCTGATTGCTGTCGCGAATTTGGTATTAACAATCGTGCAAGAGCTGACAAAGCCAGAGACGCTGACGCTGCTGCTTAATGGCGCGATTCAATTATTCCTAGCAATCGTGCAGGCATGGCCGCAAATTATGGAGGCGCTGGTTCAGGTTATGCCGACGCTGATAAATAATCTGGTCACGTTCCTGACCGACCCAACAAACATCAAAATGCTGATTAAAGCATCAATCCAGCTATTTTTAGCGCTGGTGAAAGCCGTGCCGCAAATTATCGGCGCGTTATTTGGCGCATTCGGCAATCTGATAGGCAATCTCTGGAATAGGCTGGCCGGACTGTTCGGCAGCTTTGCCGGCAACTTCGGACGTGCTGTCGGGCAGGTGTTCAAAAACGCCATCAACGGCGTGCTTGGGTTTATCGAGGGCTTCATTAACGGCCCGATTGACCTCATTAACGGCGCGATCGGTGCTATCAATAAGATTCCAGGTGTCAATATTGGCAGGCTGGGGCGCGTGCATATTCCGCGCATGTACACTGGTGGTATCGTCGAGCCGGGCGGGCGCATCATTCGCGCTGGTGATGGCGGCGAGGACGAGTGGGTCGTACCAGAAAGCAAAATGGCAAGCTTGGTCGATAAAATCGGCGGCAGTGCTGGGCAGAATATTACCATCAATATCAGCGGCGTATTCGCCACAAGCCCGGCTGAGCAGCGCAAGGTTGCACAGCAGATTGCCGATCAATTAGAGATTATAAATCGCTCAAGAATGGGCGCTGGAGGTGTAATATGAGCCTTATTTTGAAGCTAACCGACACTCAAGATTTGGTGGTGTATGATTTATTGGAAGTGCCGTTTACCGAAAAGATTGTTGACGGCGGTATAAAGACAATCGAAACGGCAGATGGTAATGTGAGTACGTATTTTGGTTTTTACAAGCGAATTTGGGAACACCAGTGGGCGTACATGTCTGCTGATGAATATAAGAGGTTACGCGGATTCTACGACCGGCAATTCACTACCTACAAATACCCACTTATGACCGTAACTGGACCAAATTTGTCTGTGGAAAACATGCCGGTGCAGATGTCGATAAGCGACAAGAATATTATCAGCAACTGCGGCATGGTACAAGGCGTAAAGATAACTTTGCGCGAAACGCGGCAGATGGGAGGCTAACATTATGCAGGTTACGACCGACAGATTTCATCAGCTGGCACGCGGCGAGGTTGTACCGCTTGATTGGAAAGCTAGCATGTCATTTACGAAAAAGCGGCGCACTGACTTGCAATGGTTTACACTCAATCAGTCGAGATTAAACGGCGCCGACTTGCTGGCAACGCAAGATAACAACCCAACGCAGGTGTGGGACGCTTACGAGTATGCCGATATTACCGACAGGGTAATTGACATGGGATTTGAACGAAGCGTCGAGTTTCCATACAACGTACAATCAAGCGTCGCTGATATTACGCTGAATAATTATGATGGATATTTGAGCTATTCAAACGACAATAATGCACCGTCGCCTGTCGCTAAATATATGCTGCCACGCCGACCGCTGCGCCTGTATATAGGTTTTAAGTCTGAGGATAAGTTGCCAGTGTTCGTCGGCATGACGCAATCAATGCCGTCATACAGTGACGACACGTTGCAAGTTCGCTGGACTGCCATGGACTTTTTGAGTGAGATTGCCGAAGCAGAGCTGCGCTCAGCCATCAAGCTGCGCGATGTAACCACCGATAAGGTGATTGCCGTGATATTGCAACAATATGGTATGACGCCCGACCAATATAAGCTAGCTATCGGGCAGAATAAAATTCCGTTCGTGATATTTAACAAAGGCGAGAAAGCCGGCGACGCCTTGCGCAAATTAGTGCAGGCTGAGAATGGTGCGTTGTGGTTAGACGAGCAGGGCATAGTACGTTTTACAACACGCTCTGGCGTGGTTGGCAAACAGCCGGTGATGATATTAAACGATTCAAATATCATCAGCATTAAGCCGAGCCGTGCGGGTGGAATTATTAACCACGTTAAGATAAAATCTGAGGTTCGCGCCGTTCAGAAGTTGCAGCCAATATTTTCTAACGAAAATGAAAACGGCTGGAAAAATAGCGCTGACGAGGATAAATGGCGCGTACCGGCAAAAGGGCGGCTAGAGGTTTGGCTGTCGTTAAGCGACCCGGCATGGCGCGCTGATAATCTAATTTTTAATGGCGTGAAAACATCATCATGGTTTACGGCTCGCAACCTGAGCGGCATACCAGTGCATATCAACGTAACGGCGACTGGCGAGCTATTTCAGGATTCGTACAAAGTAACGTTCATCAACACAAATACCGGTGCACTGAGTATTGACGCGATTGAGTTGTGGGGCGAGCCAGCCAAAGTTGTCGATACTATCGACTACGAAGCATACGATAGCGACAGCCGTGAAAAATACGGCGATATGCTGCTGAATATTTCTGATAATAATTTCTTTGGCTCGTACCGTAACTGCGACTTGCTAGCGACCGATATTTTAAGCAAGCAAAGCGAGTATTCGCCGAATATTGAGGTTAATTTGAAAGGCGATCCGAGTTTGCAGTTGGGCGATATCGTCGAGGTTGATTATAAATATTCGGGGACATACCTCGTCACGGCAATCAGTATGAAAATGAGTAGCGGGCTACTGGAGACGACGATTAAGGCGCGCCGGCAGAAAGTATACAGCCCATTCATATTAGACAAATCTAAATTAGACAGCACAGACGTGCTGGGTTAGGAGCTTTATTATGGCAATCGTGAAAAATGTGGAGTTTCAAGGAAACAAAGTCATTAGCACAAACAACGGCGATATTTCTATCAATCAAGGTACTGGCGAGCTGTTGATACGCAAAAACGGCGTGATACTGACGCGGATAAACTCGCAAGGATTCATCTACAGCGAGACTGACGGCACGCGGCGTATTTTGATTGGCTCGCACCCGAAAGACGGGCACATCATCGAGGCAATTAGCGACCCGGGCATTGACATAATTCAGGAGCTGAGCAGGTGATATTTAATTCTGATTATCCGGAAATCTACATCGCCAAGACATTCAGTGCTCAAATGACTACCGCTGATCAGGGATGGGGAATTTATGTAGGGGAAGCTAGAATATCGCACAACTTGCCGTTCAAGCCGCTCATTCGCGGCATTTGGAGCACCGACCCTAATTTTTCGTGGGCAAACGACCTCGACGCATTTTCAAGAGGTGGGTTCGGGAATAGTCCAGATATTTCGTTAGACACCTATTTGAGCCGTGATTCAGACCTGTTTTTTAGAGGAAGCAGTATTGATAAATCGGTGACGTTCTACATTAAGGGTATACTTATCGCACCGCCAAATTATACTGGCAACATTGCCGAGTTCGATACGCTCGGTGCATACAAATTTAATTCAGACAAGCGGTATAATAAACTGTTCGCGTCTGGCGAATTGCCAATCGGCGGTGGCGCAGTAAATCATAACCTGGGATATCTGCCGATTTGCTGGGTGTTTGAAAAGGGACAATATGGTTCACTGTCCGTCAATAAAACGACAATTACAGAGCAGCAGGTGATTGTACAGACGCCAAACGGCGCAACAGATAATGGATTTTACTACTTTATTTTTAAGGATGGCTACGATGGCAAGGGTTAGTCGATTCATTAAAAACTCTGATTATGACGCAAGCTTCCAACAGCAGGTAATGTCTACTCGTATAAATCTGCCAAATTCGCCAGTTTATAGCCATCAATCTTTCAAGGCGAGCATAAGCGTGCCGCCCGGAGCGTATATCTCCGACGTGATAGCTAAAACCGACAGGGCGACAGCATGGGACTCTGGCACGACCAGTATATTACATGATGGCGGCGATGCTGTTGGTTCGGTGTCGCTGTATGGTTACGTATACCGAGCAAGCCCATCAACGTATGAGGCTGAGGTACATGTGTTGGTGTTTGGGGGCGGGACAAGCGCCGGACCGCCGCCTGCGTCATACGTTGATTTTAAGTGCGTGTTGTCTGAGTTGCCAGTTTAGCTGCCACACCAGCAAAAATCATAATGAGTGGCGAGATGAGTAACACAGACGTATCAGCAAAAGAATTCGGCGCGCTGCAAGCCAAGGTCGAGTACATCAAGGATGGCGTTGACAGACATACAGCAGCACTTGAGCGAATAGAGAACATATTGAGCGGTAATATTTCGCGAGCTGAGCTCGGACAACATAGAAAAGAGCTTACGGATGAGATGGAGCAGAAATACCTGCCGCGCAGCGATGTGGAAAGTCTGCTGAACTTTTGGCGGCTTATCACCAGCGGCTTGGCAAAGATATTTGCAGTAGCACTGGTGGCGTTCGCAGTATATCTGACGGGTGTAATGGTCAAGCAAAGCCAAACGGTGACGACATTGAAAGAGGATATACAACACCTGGAGGCGAAACGATGATCACTCTATCAATATCCCTAATTACAATCTCGCTCATTCTCTACCTGATTTTTCGAAGCAATAATAATAACGACCAAGGAGGTCAAATATGAAATTAGAGAAGAAAACTACGCGACAGCTGTCGATAGCGGTTGGTTTACTGTCATTCGGCGCGTTCGTTGTGCAGGGGCTCGGCGACATTTGGGGCTTTGCTGCCGTCGCAAAGCAGCTGACAAGTACAGCACTGCTGTTTGCCGGCGGTGTCAACGTCTACTTTCTGGGCGTGACAAATCAGAAAAATAATCAGGATAAGAAAGGTGAGAAATGAAACGGCTCGGGTCTAAATTGATTGGCTTTCTCGCCAACCGCCTTGCCGTGATTCTGGTGGCGGCAGTCGTAGTTTTGTCGGCGACATTTGTCATTGTCGGCAAGCAAGCTGAGGACGGTAGTATCACTCTTGACGGTTCAAAAGCCAAGTACTCCAAGGCGACTGAGAAAGCTTTATGCGAGCTAGCCAAGAAACGTGAGACGGCAATTGCTGGCATCATGGGTCTAGACGTGCCGCAGGATTCCGGCTCGGGCTGTGAAGCACCCGACAAAGAGCTAGCACAGATGGGTTCTGGTGTGTATTACAAGACTGATTTATCCAGCCCCGCTGCGTTCGTAAACGCCATGAACGGTAGAGGATTTAACGAGGGCTACGGCTTACAGTGTGTAGCTGGATTTAAGCAGTTTATGTTCAGCTTGAGTGGACGCGTCGTGGCGACCAGAACAGGTGGTGCAAGCGGATACGCCAATCAGGTCGGCGAAATCCAAGCACTCGGCTTTACCTGGCACGGTGGGCAAGCTGGCATGAAAGATGGCGACTGGGCAATCTTCGGTGGTGGACAATATGGACACGTTGCTATGTACTACCAAGGGAAGTTCTTCGGACAGAATCAAGGCTCAGGCAATATCTATGTTGGTAATGCGTTTAATCTGATGGATTTAGGCGGCTATCGCAACTCAATCATTGGCTATTACCGGCCAAACATTTGGAACGGCACTGCTAGCGCGCCAGTAGCTCCAACGGCCAGCTCAAAAGCAGTGAATGACCAAGTGGTTGCAGATGTATTAAAGGGTGTGTACGGTAGCGGTAATGATCGCGTAGCGCGGTTACAAGCCGCTGGTTACAATCCGGCAGAAGTGCAAGCAGCGGTGAATGCTCGCGTAGCAGCACAAGCTCCACGAGTTAGCGCGCCGGCTTCGACAGGTTACGTTCAGCGAAGTACTGGTGGTTACGTCGTGCGTCGCGGGGATACGCTCGGCGACATCGCATTGCGTAACGGCTGGCATGGCACGAGTGGATTATTTGGTAATTCTGGTTATACACAGCAGCTGGCTGAGCGAAATGGGATTGCTAATAGAGGGTTGATTTATCCAGGGCAAAGGATACAGCCATGAACTTGCAGAAAATAACCATCACCAAATCCAGCTTGTATTTTCGCGAATGCAAAGCCTGCGGTTGCGTTACATTGCATGTCGGCAAGACCACGCCGCAGCTTAGCCCAGGCTCGATGTACAATGACTGCTTGCAGTGCTTAGTCGATGCGCACAGTGTGCCTGGACTAAGCCGCTGGATTGACCCTAAAACCGGCAAATTGTTGACCGAGCCGCGCGGCAAGACGCCGCCAGCGTCAAAAGGTTAAACTATAAAGGATTGCTTTATAGTTGAGTTAAAACCGCCTCGAAAGCTCGGAGGCGGTTTTTAGCTACCCAGCCTTTAGTGTGATTATCGAATATTGACCGCGGATTGTACCCGTGCAGTCGTGCAAGATAGATATGTGGTCGCCCTCTTCAACGGGAATTGAAGAGAATAGTGAAGCGCCAGCATAGCCACCCTGAGGTGCATTGAGGGACTGCGCAATTTGTGTATAGTTTTGCGAATTATTCTTTTTGATTTGAGATATTAAATATAGGTAAGTAGACAACCCTTCAGCCATGATGGTCGCAAACAACTCCACCTCTGAAACGCCTTTACCAATAACAAATTCGTTATTTTCAATATCAGCGGTTATATTACCATATTGCTTAACTATAGATTTAAGACGAGCACGGTTGCTGCCGCTGTTGTAATAATTGTCACTATCTAATTTAACCGTAATCTTATGTCGTGGTAGGACTATACTATTGCCACACCGCCAGCGCTCATAATCCATAACATGGATAGACTTTACATAAATCGCGTGGCGATTTGGCAACCAAAAACTCTTGACGAGCTATCTGTTAGAGCGTCGCCGGCAGGACGGTTCTACTACGAGAACGGCATTGGCAAAACCTCTGACAAGCCAATGTTTCGGTATGCGAAAAATTACACAATCGGCGAGCCTGACGATGAGCATGCTATCAAGTTTTGCTTATTTATTATGACGTTTTCTGATACCGCTGAAACTATTGAGCAATTCCTTGATTCAGTAGCCGAAAAGATAGATGCTGGCTTTGCCCAGAAAGTTATCATGACGTCTACAATGTCTAATTTTGAATATATTGATGAATACTACGGAGGTAGTGAGTAATGGCAATATTAACGTTACCGCACCCAAATATTGATTTTGTGCCGCTTGATATATTGACGGCTGCTGAGCAAAACCAGCTGGTTGCAAACATAAATGCCTTAGCAACGTTTGCAAACGGACTGGCTGACGGCACAAATTTATCTGATGATATAGTCCTACCACGAAGTCTTGCGCCAGACTTTCGCGATTGTTCAACAGACGAAAAGAATACTGGCAAAAAATGGATCGATGGTCGCCCGATTTTTCGTAAGGTTGTGCGTGGTGTGGTCAATATGACTGGTGGGTACAACACCTCAAGCCTGCCCCATGGCATTACTGGCTTGACTGACTCCTGGGAGCTGATTTCGTGGTCTGGCAATATGCGATTGTCTGGCGTATTGTCAAACAATCCTATAAAACAGGCACTGCCATATATTGAGGGTACGCACCAAGCTGGTATTACCTCCATTGATAAAACGAATATTACTATTTCTGGTAGTTATGTTTGGGGCAATTCGGAAGTGAGTGTTACTATGGAGTATGTTAAATAAGCTTACTAACTGGCTGGTTTATCTGTAAACCAGCATTCAGTGCCATACCATTCGTTATGCCCACTATTGGCTACGCAATCCATTCTACCATCAGGAGAAAATCTAATTATCGCAGTGCCGCTCAATTTTCCTGAATTACGAGCAGTTAACCTTAGATTAACCCAGCCAAAAAAAGATGCTGGACAAAATTTATCAGGCATTCTTTCGGATAGACTAGCTAAATTTGTGGGCAGGGCCGTTGTGCCGCCAACGGTCAAAAACACCAGCTGGCCCACTCTAACCACGCTGGCTTTTAAGCCGTAACCGATATTAACCATCTCTTTTATAGTGTTTTGTTCAGTGAGTAGTGCCATATGTCGTGGTAGGACTATACTGTGTAATATTTAGTGAGTTTTCCACAGGTTTAGTAGGGGTGATGAAAAATATCTAAAAAAGTCCATAATATGCATGCAAAATGCTTGCATTATGCAAGCATGTTTGCTATAATTAAGACAGTCAAGCGAGGCACATTAACAATCAGGAGCACACAATGATAGAACAAATCACAATCAAAGCTTTTATCGGAAGCGACAATAAGACTAAAAAACTTGAGATCGACAAGATAATATCAATCGTAAACGCTAATCACGAAGCCTTCACTCTCGACTATCCAGTCATCGGATACTGGAGAGGTGAAGCAGAGGAAACAGCAGTACTCTATCTATCAGACGAACGTCAAAAGGTGAT